ATCCCAAAGCCCTTGACCCGCCGCATCTTCGCCAAGATCGAGGCCGACGCCATTGAGGCAAGCCAGGAGCTGGCCCTGGAGCGCGGCGAGGCACCGGATATGGTGGGCACTGGCCGTCGCAACAGCCACCTGCTGGCCATCGCACCGAACGCCAACAGCGGCCTGATCTGCGGCACCAGTCCGTCCATCGAACCGCTGCGCTCGAACGCCTTCACCCAGCGCACCCGTGCTGGCTCCCATCTGGTGAAGAACCCGCACCTTGAGGCACTGCTGGAATCCCTCGGCCACAACACCGACGAGGTCTGGCAGTCGATCATCCTGCACAAGGGGTCGGTGCAGCACCTGGACTTCCTCGACGAGTACGACAAGGAGGTCTTCAAGACCGCCTTCGAGCTGGACATGCGGTGGGTCGTCGACCTCGCTGCTGATCGCCAGGAGCACATCTGCCAGGGCCAGAGCCTGAACCTGTACTTCCCGTTCGGTTCCGAGCGCCGCTACGTCAACGAGGTTCACCTCATGGCGTACCAGCGGGGACTCAAGGGCGTGTACTACCTGCGCACCGATGCCGGGTTCAGCGGGGACAAGGTCAGCCAGAAGATCGAGCGCAAAGCACTGAAAGACTTCAACGCGGAGGATGAATGCTTGAGCTGCCAAGGCTGACGGCAGACGACAGGGAGAGGTTCGACAACTACCACATGCCAGTACCTGAAAGCGGGTGCTGGCTGTGGACAGGTAGTGCTGGTAGGTACGGGTGTTTCCACACCTCTCGGTGTGTTACGCACCTCGGACGTAAGTACGAGATGTCCCACCGGGTCTCGTATGAGCTGCACTACGGGCCTATCCCGCCTGGACTCTGCGTTCGCCACAAATGCGACGTAACCCTCTGTGTAAACCCCTATCACCTAGAACTTGGCACCCAGTCCGACAACATGCGCGACAGGTCAGCTAGAGGGCGCTACCGCAACGGTAGAGAGAAGTTGACCCCTCTGCAGATCGAAGTTGCGCGGGCACTTAGAAGCTCTGGCTTACAAGTCAAGCAGATCGCTGCCCAGCTTGGTGTAAGTAGGAGCCATGCCTCTCGGGTGACTGCAGGGTGCCAGCCTAAATGGAGGATCAAATGCCAACCCTGACGACCTACAGCCAAACCTACAAGCCCTTCCTTTACCCCGAGTTCGTCAACCACGCCATCGACCACGAGTCCCTGTTCTGGGGCGAGTGGGAGGCATCCCTGCAGCGTGACGTGAACCAGTGGAAGGACGGGACGATCATCCCGGTCGAGAAGAACCACATCACCCAGATCCTGCGCCTGTTCACCCAGAGCGACCAGATCGTGGGCGGTTCCTACGTCGACGTGTTCCTGCCGTACTTCAAGAACAACGAAGCCCGCATGGCGCTGCTCTCCATCGCCAACCGGGAGTCGACCCACATGCGCGCCTATGCGCTGCTGAACGACACCCTCGGCCTACCCGAGAGTGAGTACCGGGCGTTCCTTGAGTACGAGGAGATGGCCGACAAAGCGGAGTTCATGCAGGACTTCTACGCCTCGTCTGGTGCAGAAGCGATGGGCCTGAACCTCGCTCGCACCGTGATGAACGAGGGCATGAGCCTGTTCTCGGCCTTCGTCCAGCTCCTCAACTACCAGCGCCCCGAGGCTGGCTCGAAGATGCTGGGCATGTGCGAGATCGTCGAATGGTCGATCCGCGACGAGACCAAGCACGTCGAGATCATGGCGGCGCTGTTCCGGCGTCACTGCGAGGAGCACCCGGAGATCGTCACCGATGCGTTCAAGCGGGCGATCTACGAGATGTTCCGCCAGGGTGTCGCCCTGGAGGATCGCTTCATCGACCTGTCGTTCGCCCTGGGTGGGCCGAAGGCGCTGACCCCCGAGGAGGTCAAGCAGTACATCCGCTTCATCGCGGATCGCCGTCTGGTTCAGCTCGGCCTCAAGCCGAACTGGGGGATCGAGAAGAACCCGTTGCCGTGGGTCGACCACATCGTCTCCGGTGACAACCAGAAGAACTTCTTCGAGGGCCGTGTGACCGACTACAACCACAAGGGTATGGAGGGTGACTGGGGGTGGGAATAACCCAACCTAACGCGTCAACTATTACTTGCCGTTAATGACTAACGGGTCGCGTTTTTTTCAGTTCCGGAGTTTGACAAACGTCACACAGCGCACAAAAATCGCCAAAAATTTTTGGAGACACATAGGGATGAACAAAGACATCGACGAGACATTCGAGGACTTCGTGCAAAAAGTCTGTTTTGCCCTGAAGTTTGACTATTACGTTGATGTAAAGCTTCAGAAGATAATTGACGACGAACTTCTAAGAGCGACGCTGCAACTCTGCTATAAAGACTTCAACGCTGAGGAGACTGCACTTCTTATCGCTTGCGATAATGTCAAAACAAAGATCAAAAACAATGAACGGAAAATTAGCGAGGAAATGATCGATCGCATCTCTATTTTAGGTTGCTATCTTAAGGATCGTGGAAGAATCGGTGAGGCGTTTTTTAATATGCTTGATGCTAGAGTCAAAGAAGTAGAGACCATGATGGTATGGCGCTTCGCAAAAAATGGCGCCGATGTGCTGAACGCGGAGCCCAGAATCGATTGCGAGAAGTCTGCTCAGATCGACAGCACACTTAAGTCCAATACGCCGGATTGATTAACCAAATGTTAAGTTAGCACTTAGGCAGACGGTTCCTCGTTGGGGCGCACCCAATTACCACACAGTTTTGGAGATAGGGAAACACTCATAAGGATAACTTATGGATCAACTACCCGTGATTCCTAATGACCTACTTGATGCCCTGGAGCAGCGCTTCCCCGAGCGTTGCCCCGAGCCTGAGTGGTCAGAACGTGAAATCTGGATGCGCGTTGGTGAGCGCCGGGTCATCCGGTTGCTCCGTCGCGTGTATGAGCAACAGCAAGAGAACGTGTTGGAGAACACTCATGTGCTTCGCTAAGACCCCGAAGATGAAGTCCAGCACTCCTGCGGCAGCTCCGCCCGCACCGGAGAAGTCCGCTGCTGACGAGCAAGGAGTCCCCGAGAACGAGGGCACCAACGTCGTCAAGAAGACTCCGCTGCGGAACAAGCTGCGCATCGACCTCGACCGCAACGAGGAGGAGCGCAAGTTCGGCGGTTACCGCCTGTAGGTAGCCGTGTTCATCCCCCAGTATCTGCGCCTGGATGCTGGAACCCCTACCCCACTGACCCGTGAGCAGATCGAGCCGACCGTTCGGGAGGCCATGAAGCTCTACTTCGACATCCACAAGGCCGACTACGGCCAGTGGCTGCTGTCCGCAGACGAAGCTGCAGAGGTCTCCCTTCGAGACCACCACATCGTCCTCATCAATTCCGACTACCTGATCGGCTACTCGAAAGCCTCCGAGTGGTACGCCCGTGGCTATGTGCTCACCGAGGAGTACCTGCTTCGAGTAGGGACTGGGAGCACCCGGTTGTCCGAGGTGTTCGAGGTGATGAAGACCTTCGCGCTGCTCCACGGGGCAAGGGGTTGTGAGTTCGGCACTCGCGCAGCCAGCAACAAAGCGGCCATCCGACGGCTTTACGCCCGGCATGGCCTGACAGAAACCATGACTGTGATGAGGTGTTAACCAGTGGGTGGCATCAAGAAGGCGGTTAAGTCCGTCACCAAGTCCATCAAGAAGGCAGTCTCGAAGACCGTGGGCGGTGTGTTCGGTATCAAGGCCGACAAGCCCAAGGTAGTCGAGCAAGCCCCTCCGGCCCAGGAAGCCCCGAAGCCGGAACAGAACGCGGAGACCATGACCCAGAACGAGGAGCTGAGTACCCGCAAGCGCAACCGCCGCAATGGCTTGCGCATCGACCTGAACCAAGCTGGTGGAGCGAACACCGGTAGCGGCCTGAACATCCCCGTGGGCTAACCGAGGAGGCGTATGGAACAAACGGCTGGCGGGCGCTACAACGCCCTGATCAGCTTCCGTGAGCCATTCCTTCAACGCGCACGAGAAGCTGCCAAACTAACCATCCCGTCGCTCCTCCCTCCTGCAAACCACTCCGCACACTCCAAGCTCCCGACCCCGTTCCAGGGGTTGGGCGCCCGAGGCGTCAACAACCTCTCCTCGAAGCTGCTCCTGGCGCTCATGCCCCCGAACAGTCCGTTCTTCCGGCTGACGGTGGACGACTACACCCTGGAGCAGATGACCCAGCAAGAAGGCATGAGGGCCGAGGTTGAGGAAGCCCTGGGCAAGATCGAGCGTGCGGTCATGTACGACATCGAGTCCCAGGCCATCCGCGTCTCGACCGGCGAAGGTCTCAAGCAGTTGCTCGTCGCGGGCAACGTGCTGCTGTACCTCGCCCCCGAAGGAGGCATGAAGGTCTACCGCCTGGATCGCTATGTCGTCCGCCGTGACCCCATGGGTAACGTGCTGGAGATCATCGTGCAGGACGTGGTCTCGCCCGAGGCACTGCCGCAGGACTTCCTGGCCAAGCTCAAGGACGCCCCGCAGTTGACCAAGGAGAAGACCCTGGAGCTGTACACCCGGATCTACCGGGACGGCAACGAGTGGCGGATCTACCAAGAGGTCAAGGGTGAGCGTGTCCCAGGCACCGAGGGCACCTATCCGCTGGACAAGTCCCCGTGGCTGGCCTTGCGGTTCACCAAGATCGACGGCGAGGACTATGGCCGTGGCTACGTCGAGGAGTACTACGGTGACCTCCGGTCGCTGGAAGCTCTGACCCAGGCCATCGTCGAAGGCTCGGCCGCAGCAGCCAAGGTGCTGTTCCTCGTGAACCCCAATGGCACGACCGAGCAGCGCACCCTGACCGAGTCCCCCAACGGGGCTGTCCGCACCGGCAACGCCGCTGACGTGACGGTCCTGCAGGTGGAGAAGTTCGCTGACTTCCGCATCGCCTTCGAGACCATCGAGTCGATCAGCCAGCGGCTGTCCTTCGCGTTCCTGCTCAACACCGCCGTTCAGCGTGGTGGCGAGCGTGTGACCGCCGAGGAGATTCGGTACATGGCCGGTGAGCTGGAGGATGCCCTGGGCGGCGTCTACTCGATCCTCTCCCAGGAGTTCCAGTTCCCCCTGGTGCAGCGCCTGATCCTGCAACTGGAGAAGCGCAAGAAGATCCCCTCGCTCCCGAAGGACACCGTCCGCCCAACCATCACCACCGGCCTGGAAGCCCTTGGCCGTGGGCACGACCTGAACAAGCTCGATGCCTTCATCCAGGGCGTGAACCAGACGTTCGGCCCGGAGGTGGTCGCTCGCTACCTCAACGTCGGGGACTACATGACCCGTCGCGGTACGGCGCTGGGCCTGGACATGAAGGGTCTGGTGCGCAGCGAGGAAGAAGTCCAGGCGATGGAACAACAAGCAGCCCAGGAAGAACAGATGGCCCAGCTCGGCCAGATGCTCGCCCAGGGCGGTATGGGAATGGCAACCGAAGTAGTCAAGGCAGGTGTGAAGAATGGCTGACGAAGCTCAACCGAAAGTCACCAGCCAGGAAACCAAAGGGGGTCGCCGCAAGGCGGCCCCTTCTGTTTCTGCGGCTGAAACCAACAAGCAACCCCAAGAGGCCAAGCGCGTAGAGAAAACCGAAAGCGGCCTCGTGATCGTTTACCACTAAGAGGAGAACCCAATGGCTGAAGTCCTGAACACCCAAGGCAACATCAACAGCGAAGCCCCGGCTGGCCACGACGCTGCCATGGCTGCTGCTGTCGACCAGAAGAACGCCGAGCTGGCCAACCTGGGCAACGACGCGCCCAAGCCGCAAGAGCCTCTGCTGGGCAAGTTCCAGTCGGTCGATGATCTGGCCAAGGCGTATCAGGAGCTGGAGCGCAAGCTGGGCCAGAAGCCCCAGGAACAGCAGAAGCCCCAGCCCACCGACCTGACCCCGGAGAAGCTCGACGAGCTGGCCGAGAAGAACGGCTTCGACATCGAGGAGATGTCCACCTACTACGAGGCCAACGGCGGTCTGTCCGATGACCACTACGCCCAACTGGAGAAGGCCGGCATCCCGCGTGCCTACGTCGACCAGTACATCGCTGGCGTAGAGGCTGAGGCTGAGCGCGCCCGCGAGTCGATCTACCAAGAGGTCGGTGGCGAGCAAGCCTTCCAGGCCATGGCCCAGTGGGCAGTGGCGAACCTGAGCAAGGAAGACCTCAACCGCTACAACCTGGCTGTTGAGAGCGGCGACATGGACACCGTGCGCAGCGCCGTCATGTCCCTGGCGTACCGCTACCAGAAGTCCGTCGGCTCTGATCCGAAGCTGGTGAACAGCCAGAACGGTGGCGGTGCCGGTGGCTACGAGTCCCTGGCGCAACTGACCGCCGCAATGCAAGACCCCCGTTACGAGAAAGACCCGGCCTACCGCCGCGAGGTGGAAGCCCGTCTGGCTCGCTCCAACATCTTCTGAGGTGAGAAATGCTGAACTGGATCATTGAGAACTGGGAAGGCGTCCTGGGTGTGATCGTTGCAGCTCATGCCCTGGCGCTGGCCATCGTCAACCTGACCCCGACCCCGAAAGACGACGAGATCGTCGGCAAGGTCTACAAGGTCATCGAAGTCGCGGCTGGTGTGGTTACCCGCAAGGCCAAGACTCTGCCCGGCGAAACGCTGTGAGTGCCTTCCTCAAGGCGCTCCGGCAGCTCCTTGAGGTAGCAACCCTGGTGCTCACCCTCCTGCGTGACGACAAGTTGCGTCAGGAAGGTGAGCGCAAGGTGCGCCTGGAGGCGCTGGAAGCTGAACAACAACGCCGTGGAGAAGCCCATGAGATTGACCTGCGGGTGGCTCGTGGCGGCCTGTCTGACGCTGATCTTGAGCGGATGCGCCGCTACCAACGCACCAGTCGATGACTGCTCCTGGGTGAAGCCCATCAGTTGGCATGAAGACGACACCCCGACCACCAAGCAAGAGGTCTTCGCCCACAACCTCAAGTGGGAGAAGTTCTGTCTGAGGTAATTACCACACAGTTATGGAGAACAAGATCGTTCTCCCTGTAGATGTTCCTCTCTGAGTGATTCGGGGTTGGCGCAATGTCGACCCCTCTTTTTCCCAGGATTCCATCGCCCCCAAGCCTCTGGCCGGGTTCCCCGTCACCCGCGTATCTAAGGCCACGCTCAAATCGTGGGGCCGCTAGGCAGCTTGCTCCGTCTGCCGAATCACGGAGCGTTCACTGGCATGTAGCTCAGCGGTAGAGCACCCGGCTGTTAACCGGGCGGTCGCAGGTTCGATCCCTGCCGTGCCAGCCAAACCCCAACCAGAAGGAGGTGATCCTCTATCTCCGGGTGCAGCTACGGAAACTGCACAAGCCCTAACACGCCGGGAGGCGTCACTGGGCAACCCCTACCTCGAACGACGAGTGCCCCAAGTCGCACTGGCAGCAAAGCCGGTGACTTAGCACCCAAAGCATTTCATGCACGAGCCTCGGCCCAACTGGCCCACCTGCGGGTGGAGCCGGAAGGACAACCTTGTGCGCAGCGCGTGGATGGCTGCTGGGAGCAACCCACTCTCATCAATCGTTCACGAGGTAACAAATGGCTGACGCTATCGTTTCGCGTCTTGGTCAGATCAACGGCAGCGGTGCTGTCGATGCTCTGTTCCTGAAAGTGTTCGCTGGTGAAGTTCTCACCAGCTTCGAGAAGACCAACGTGATGATGGGTAAGCACCAAGTGCGAACCATCGCCAACGGCAAGTCTGCTCAATTCCCGGTAATGGGCCGCGCAAGCGCCTACTACCACACTCCGGGCCAGGAGATTCTGGGCGGCACTCTGAAGCACGCCGAGAAGATCATCACCATTGATGAACTCCTGATCGCTCCGACCTTCATCGCCAACATCGACGAGGCGAAGAACCACTACGACGTTCGCTCTGTGTACACCCGCGAGATGGGTGCCAAGCTGGCGAACACCATGGACAAGCACATCCTGCAAACCGGTGTGCTGGCTGCCCGTACCGCCAAGACCATCAACGATCCCGACCAGTTCGGTGGCACCACCATCAACGGTGTCGTTGGTAACAACGGCGATGCCCTGGCAGACGCCATGTTCGAGGCTGCTCGCATCCTCGACGAGAAGGACGTTCCGGCTGACGAGCGCTACCTGTTCGTGCGCCCGGCTCAGTTCTACGCCCTGGCGAAGTCCACCAAGGTTCTGAACCGCGACTGGGGCGGCGAAGGTTCTTACGCTGGCGGCAACGTGATCCGCGTTGCTGGCATCACCATCGTCAAGACCAACAACCTGCCGAACACCGTTGTGGCTGCAGGTTCCCTGGACGCTGGCACTGGCGACAAGTACGCCGGTGACTTCTCCAAGACCCTGGGTCTGGTGATGCACCCGTCGGCAATCGGCACTGTGAAGCTGCTCGACCTGGGCATGGAGTCCGAGTACCAGATCGCTCGTCAAGGCACCCTGATGGTTGCCAAGTACGCGGTCGGTCACGGCGTCCTGCGCCCGGAGGCTGCAGTGGAACTGTCGAGCGCTACTGCGTAAGCAACTATCCACCATCGCATAGGAGGGCCAGAAATGGCTCTCCTATTTTTTTCTTATGGGGGTTCCATGATTTCTCCAACCACTGAGCTGGAAGCCATCAACACGATGCTCTCCACCATCGGTGAAGCCCCGATCAGTACCGTAGAGGACAGCGGCGTAATCGACGCAGTGATGGCCCGCCAGATCCTCCGTTCGGTTGACCGGGAGGTCCAGGCCAGGGGCTGGCACTGGAACACCGATAAGGGCTACCCGCTGACCCCGAACCAGCAGGGTGAATGCGAGCTGCCCAATGGGGTGCTTCGCTGCGACACCGTCATCCCCGATGACCAGATCGACGTGGTGGTTCGAGGCAAGCGCCTCTACGACCGCCGCAACCACACCTACCAGATCAACAAGGTGGTGCGGGTGGACATGGTGACCCAGCTCCCGTTCGACGAGCTGCCGGAAGCCGCCCGCCAGTACATCACCATCCGTGCCGCCCGCATCTTCCAAGAGCGCGTCCTGGGTTCCATCGAGCTTTCCAAGTTCTCGACCATCGACGAGACCCGCGCCCTGGTGACCCTCAAGGAGATGGAAGCGGACACCGCTGACTACAACATCCTGTCCGACAACTACTCGGTCTACCGGGTACTGGATCGCTAACTATGAGCCTGATCTCCACGACCATTCCCAACTTGGTGAATGGGGTGAGTCAGCAGCCCTATGCCATGCGTCTGGCCTCGCAATGCCAGGAGCAGATCAACGCCCACTCGTCTGTGGTCGAAGGGCTGCGGAAGCGCCCCGGTACTCGCCACCTTGCCAAGCTGCCTTCGATGGCTGGCAACATCTTCATCCACACCATCAACCGCGACGCTGTCGAGCAGTACATCGTCATCATCCTGAACGGCAACCTTCGCGTGTTCGACCTGAACGGCGTGGAGAAGACCGTGTCGTTCCCCAATGGCAAGACCTACCTGAACTCGGCCAACCCGGCTGAGGAGTTCCGGTGCGTGACCGTGGCGGACTACACCTTCGTGCTGAACACCAAGGTCGCCACCAAGGAATCCACCACGCTGGCTCCAAGCCGTCCCTACGAGGCTCTGGCCTGGGTCAAGCAAGGTGCCTACGGGGCCAAGTACATCCTGACGGTGGACGGTAAGACCGCCACCTACACGGTGCCTGACGGTTCCCAGGCTGCCCACGTCAACAGCGTGACCACCGACAACATCGCCACTCAGCTCACCTCGGGCATCACGTCCGCCCTGGGCACCGGCTGGTCGGTGACCCGGTACGGCTCGACGCTGCACATCCGGCGCAACGATGGGGCTGCCTTCACGATCAGCTCCGATGACTCCATCGGGGACAATGGCCTGGAGGTCATCGCCCAGAAGGCCCAGCGGTTCTCAAACCTCCCGGCCCGCGCAGTGGCTGGCTTCACGGTGGAGATCGTGGGTGACCAGTCGTCCTCGTTCGACAACTACTACGTCAGCTATGACGTGACCGGCACCGGCACCAGCTCGGGCGTCTGGAAGGAAACCCTCAAGGGCGGCGAGTCGGTGGGCCTGGACGCGGCCACCATGCCGCATGTGCTGATCCGCAACGCTGACGGTACGTTCACCTTCAAGCGCGCCGATTGGGAGAACCGGAAGGTAGGCGATCTGGACAGCAACCCGCTGCCGTCCTTCGTGGGGCGACCGCTCAACGACATCTTCTTCCACCGTAACCGCCTGGGCTTCATCAGCGACGAGAACATCGTCTTCTCCCGCTCCGGTGAGTACTTCACGTTCTTCCGGGGCACGGCAACGTCGACCCTGGACACCGACCCCATCGACATCGGGGTATCCCACGTCAAGGTCTCGATCCTGCGCCATGCGGTGCCGTTCAACGAGACCATGCTGCTGTTCAGCGACAAGACGCAGTTCCAGCTCGGGAGCGCTGACGTGCTCACGCCTGACACCATCTCGGTGAACCAGACGACCGAGTACGAGTGCTCGCTCAGGGCCAAGCCCGTGGGCGCCGGGCGGTACGTCTACTTCGCCGTCAACCGAGGCACCTTCACGGGGCTGCGGGAGTACTTCGTGGATGGTGAGACCGAGTCCGAGGATGCGGCTGATGTCACCGGCCATGTGCCGAAGTACATCCCAGGTGGGGTCTTCAAGATCGCTGCCAGCTCCAACGAGGACTGCGTCGTGGTGCTCTCGGATCAGCAGCGCAACTGCGCCTGGGTCTACAAGTACTACTGGAGCAACGGCGAGAAGCTGCAGTCGTCTTGGTCGCGCTGGGAGTTCCACCCGAACGACGAGATCCTGAACTGCGACTTCATCGAGTCCCGCCTGTACTTCGTCATCCGGCGAAGCGATGGGCTGCACCTTGAGGTGATCAACCTCGAACCCGGTGCAACGGAATCGAACTGGAGCATCGCCGTCCACCTCGACAGCATGGTGACCCAAGCCCGCTGCACCGCTGCCTTCGTGGAGAACGACCCGGCCCTGGAGTCGGACAACGTCACCCAGGTCACGCTGCCCTACAAGCTGCGCGCTGGTGAGACCGTTCAGCTCGTCACCGCGCCTGGAGGCTCCCGAGTCCCTGGCTTCGTGGTGAGCGAGTACACCCTGAACAACACCGGGACGTTCTCGGTGCTGAGCTTCAAGGGTGACTGGCGGGGCCAGCCGTTCTACATCGGCAAGCCGTACACCTTCCGCTACCGGTTCTCCACCCTGGTGATCAAGGAGGAAGCCGTGGGCGGTGGCCAGTTGACCGTCGGTGAGGGACGCATCCAGCTCCGCAGGATGTCCGTGCTCTACAACAACGCCGGATACTTCCGGGCCGAAGTGACGCCGTTCCGCAGGGATACCTACCGGTACATCTTCTCGGGACGTGTGGTCGGCTCCGGTCGGAACATCCTGGGCCAAGTGGCCATCGAGGAAGGCAAGTTCAGCTTCCCCGTCATGGCCAAGAACGATCAGGTCGAGATCGAGCTGGTCAACGACAGCTACCTCCCATGCTTCTTCCTGAGCGCCGAATGGGAGGCGTTCTACGTCATTCGTTCAAGGAGACTGTGATGCTCACCGCTCGACGAGCAACCCTTGAGGATGCCGTCGATATGGCACCGCGTCTTCGCCAAGCTGACCTTCGAGAACTCCAAGCAGTGGGACGGAAAGACCCACTCGAAGCCCTGCTGGTTGGAGTCAACTCGCCTGATCCTTGCTATGTGGCCGTCGATGGGCAGGACAAGCCTCAGATCATCTGGGGCACCTGTCCATCCGATGAACCCTACCTGGGGTACGTCTGGATGATGGCCACAGACGCCATCAAGGATCACTGGGTTCAGATCCTGCGCGAGACCCGTCCGTATCTGGCGCGTATCCGAGAGCACTACCGCGTACTGGCCAACGCCGTCCACGCGGAAAACCACGTCCACATCCGCTGGCTCAAGTGGGCCGGATTCACCTTCCTGCGTGAGTTCGACCTCAACGGCCACCGGTTCTATGAGTTCGCCAAACTGATTCCCCTGGAGGGACGCTAATGTGTGATCCCGTTTCCATCACGATGGCTGTGATCGGGACGCTCTCTGCCGTTGCTGGTCACCAACAAGGTGAAGTCGCCGCCAAGGTGCAGACCAAGCAACACGAGCAGAACCAGCGGAACGCCCACGCTGCCCTGCGGGACAGCTACATCGCCATCCAGAACCGCCAGCAGCAAGAGGCCCAAAGCGCTGCCCAGCAGATCGAGGAGCGCCGCCGCGAGTCGGTACGGCAGATGTCCTCGGCCTATGCAGCAGCCGGTGAGGCTGGAGTCTCTGGCTTCTCCGTTCAATCCATCCTGGCTGACATCGGCGCCACTGCAGCTCGTGACATCAGCTCTATCGAGCAGAACCGCGATTGGTCGCTCGACCAGCTCAACTCCGAGATGGCCGGTGCCCGTAACCAGGCCATGGGCCAGATGAACGCAACCACTGCCGGTATCCGCCCGAGTGGCTGGGCTACTGCTCTGCAGATCGGTTCGAGCGCTGCTGGAGCCTACGCCAACTACACCACCCGTACCGGTAAAGACCCGGTTGGTGACTTCTTCGGCAAGAAGTCCACCACGACCACCACCAAGACGACCTAAGAGGTAACCAATGGACAACGTACCGGGGCTGCGGCCCTCGACTTCCTCGCGTCCCTCTGTCCGCCAAAAGAGGGGCCGAGCGGTAACCCAGCGGGACACGTCCGCCCGAGTAGGTCTGGCCCCGGCTGCGGCTCGGGTCGACACCTACGTCCGTCCTCAAGCCATCGCCCAGGATAACCGCCTGGGCCAGCTTGCCGACGCCCTCGCTTCCCTCAACCCGTCCCTGGAGCGGTACGCGGCAGCGACCACCAAGGACGTGGAAAAGGAGCAGATGCAGAAGCTCCGGTTCTACACCGAGCAGTTCATGAAGGACAAAGAGTCCGGTGCTGTGAACGCCACCCAGGTGCGGGAGATGTTCCCCGAGCTTGTGCCCACCGTGGCTGCCCGGATCGCCCAGGCAACCGGTGAGCAAGAGGCCAAGCAGTGGGCGTTGGATCAGGTGCAGGAAATCCTGCAGAACGACGAGGTGCGCCTCAACACGGCCAACCGCAAGGCGTTCCTCGACAACATCCGCAAGCAAGCCTTCGAGAAAACCGGTGGCCAGGACTTCTACGGCAACGGCTTCCTTGAGCAGGTCGACCGAACCCTCAATGAGTTCGAGACCACTTGGATGCGCGAGACCGCGACCTACCACCAAGAACTCCAGAAGAACTCCTTCTCGGATGCCGTGGTGAACGCTGTTCGCAATGGCGGCGATCTCATGGCCCTGGACAACGAGTGGAAGCAGTCGTCCTCCCTGAACAACGTGGAGCGCAACAAGATCATCGTCGACTCGGTGATTGCCCAGGCCATCGCTGACAGCAACACCAAGCTGCTCGACACGGTGCCCACCCGGTTCCTCAATGCCGAGTCCAAGGCTGAGCTGGCCAAGGTCGGTCAGCAGATCGAGGCTGCCAAGTACTCCGAGTTCGTCCGGGCCAAGGAGATCGCTGAGTTCCAGCGGTCGCAGAACATCCGCGCCGGTAAGGCCGCGATCCTGCAGCGTCTGGTCAGTGGTGATGCCGTGAACCCGGCTGACTACTACAAGACCCCGGAGCTGTACGAGTACGCCCTGCGGCTGAACTCCCAGCCAACCCTGGATGCCACCTACAGCACCCGCAACGCGGCCTCGGTACGCTCCAGGCTGCTCCAGGCTGGCACCACTGGCTCCTTCACCGAGGCGTTCGAGACCGACCCTGAGTTCCTGTACGACTTCCGCCAGGACGGGGAAGTGACCGAAGACCGTCTGCGTGACCACATCATGGCCCGTGGCGACCTGAACCCGAACGACAAGCAGAAGCTGATCGACGAGATTCCGGTGCTCATGGGTGGCGTCAACATGCTCCGCGATCAGGACGTGACCACCTACTTCGACTCCAACCTGGGAGACGACCTCAAGGTGTTCGCCCAGTCCCCTCAAGGCCAGATCCTCCAGATCCAGGGGGTGAACGCCCAGGGCGCTGTCCGCTCCACGTTCTTCAACACGCTGGCCTACGAGGTCAACGCCTACATCGAGGAGAACGGCCAGCTACCCCGTGGCCGCGCCAAGCTGGAGCTGATGGAGCGTGCCCGTCAGGCCGCCGACATGCGCCTCCAGACCCTGCAGAACCGCGCTGCACCGCAGCAACCGCAAGCAACCAATAAACCTGCACCGACCCCGCAACGGGCTGCGCCGGAAGGCTCGGCCAATACGTTCCGTCTACCGAACGGCGTGGAGGTGCGCCGAGTAGAGTGAGGAATTGAATGGCCGTTTACGAGATCAATGGCGCTCGCTACGAGCTGCCGGATGACCTCCAGGGTGACCAGCTCAACGAGACCCTGATGTACCTCTCCCAGGCCGAAGCGCCGCAGGAAGCTGCCCCGGCCCCGACTGATTACCAGTATGGGGCTGTGGCCGAGGACATCGACCCCGATACCCTGGCCAGCAACCAAGACTGGCTCAACGCCTCCCGTGTGCTGTACCAGATGAACGAGGGGCAACCCTTCCAGGGCAGCGACGAGGAGCTGGCTGAGTGGGGTCTCGACATGATGGGCTGGTTCAATTACAACCTGCCCGTAATGGCGGTGGATGCTGCCAAGATCGGCATGGCAGAGCAGTTCGAGAAGGACGCCTTCCTGTACCTGATGGACTCCTACGACAACCTCAACGTCTCCTGGGGAGGCGCTGGTCGGTTCTTCAAGGGTGTCCTCACTGACCCGACTACCTACGTCGGCCTGGGCACCCTGGGTATCGGCCTCGCCGGTAAGGAAGGTGCCAAGCAAGCCACCAAGGTGGGCGTCCGCGAGCTGCTCAAGTCCGGCCTCAAGGTCGGCACCGTGGCTGGCGTCGAGGGTGCCATGTACGGCGCAGTCGACAACACCATCCGCCAGAGCATCGAGGTATCTGCAGGACGTAAGGAGGAAATTGATGGCACGTCTGTTCTGGGCAGTGCTGCCGTGGGTGCAGGGGTTGGTCTGGCTGGCGGTACTGTACTCTCTGCTGTTTCAGACTCACTAGCCAGGAAATGGAGCAGCCGGGCCTTCGAGGCAGAGGCACCGGCAACCACTGACCCCATCCCTCTGCCTTCCATCAGGCTCGACGAGCCGACCCCAGGTGAAGCCCCGAAAGTCCAACCGGAGACCGGGGCTGAGCCAATCCGTCTCCCGTCGATCAACCTCGACGAACCGGGCACCGACGTGATCCGCATGTCGCCCAGCAAGGAGATCGAGACCCCGGCCCGCGAAGGCGAGCTGATCTTCAACCGCACCCTGGAACAGCTCAACACCCCCGAGCTGGACAACCAGATTCCGTTCGTTCCCAGGAACATGGACGAGGTGACCCAGTTCGCGGAGTCCCTGGCAGAAGACCTTCGAGACCTGCACTACACCCAGGTCGAGGACATCGTCGACCAGCTCCGCACCACCAAGATGACCCAGGCTGAATGGGGCAGCTTCAACCGCTCCACCCAGATCGCCGTGGATCAGCTCCGCGTCGAGCTGGCCAGGGTCATCAAGGAAACCCAGGGCACCTCCGATCCCGAGAAGCTGTACCTCCTGGGCAAACAACAGGAGAAGCTGGAGCGTCTGCTGTCGCCGGTAGCCACCATGGACGAGGCGTTCTCCTCGCTCACCGGTTCCATGCTGCGGCAACGCCAGGAGGGTCTGACGGCTCTCCGTGGGCTGAGTCCCGAGGAACTGGCCAAGCAAGGGATGACCAAGGAGGCAGCCGATGCCGAGTACGCTCGCCGTGTCGATGCCGCCATGGAAAGCGAGGAGATCAAGCAGAAGGCCCAGGAGTACGACTCCGCGATCTCTGCAGCCCTGGCCAAGGGTGATGTTGGGGAAGCCGCAAGGCTCCCCGTGATCAAGCAGGAGGAGCTGGCCATCGACGCCGAGTCGGCTGCCGGCACCAACCCTGGGTTCATCCGCAAGGCCAACGAGCTGATCATCTCCAACGTCTTCTCCATGACGACCCTGATGGTCAACGCTGTGCCGTCCATGGCCAAGGTGCTGTACCGCCCGACACTCAACGCGGCCCTGTCGAACCCCTTCGAGAAGGCTACCCGCCGCGAGATGATGGCCACCTACAGCGCCATGCGGTCGGCTACTGGCGGTGCCTGGAGAGCGGCCAAGGCTGCCTTCCGGTACGAACAGGCGATCCTCACCAGAGAGTCTGGCCGGTTGCTGGAGGGCGAATTGGCGATCAAGGGGGTCAAGGGCGGCGTCATCCGCATGTTCCCGCGCTTGCTCAACGCCTCCGACGAGTTCATGTCGCGCATCACCTACGAGGGCTTCATCGCCGGTAAGGTCGCCAACGACGCATTCGAGGAAGGCGAACGCCAGGGACTCAAGGGCAAGGCACTGAACCAGTTCGTGAAGACCAAGGTGCGGGAAGCCATCGAGGCGTCCTACGCCAACCCCACGGCCCAGGAGAACCTGAACGTCGTGCTGAACAAAGGCCGAACCCTGGGCTACTCCGGGCAGAAGCTGATCAACTACGTCCAGCGCGAGGTGGCCCGAGACCCCGAGGCACTACGCCACGGTCACGACTCCGAGGCCATCGACTACGTCCGCGACGTGCTCTACAAGCGGGCGTTCAGTGGTGAGGGCTTCGCGTCCAGCACCGCCAAGCGCTACGAGGACTGGGTCAACGAGCATCCGATCGTTCGCCTCATGGGGCAGTTGTTCTTCCGTACCCCGGTGCGTGTCTTCGAGGAAGGCATCAGGATGACTCCCGGTGTCCAGATCGTGGCTCCTGGCTTCATCCGTGACCTGCGTGGCCTGAACGGTCGCCGGGCGCAGATGCGTGCCCAGGGCGAAGCGATGATGTCGCTGGCCGCTACCAGTGCTGTCCTGACGCTCTACGCCCAGGGCCGGATCACTGGTGACGGTGCCTATTCGGACTGGCGGCAGCAGCGTGCCCGTGGGGATTCCGACCTGCCTGAGCCGTACACAATCCGGTTCGACGACGGTTCCACCTGGAGCTACCGCAACTTCGACCCGCTGGCCACCCCGTTGAAGATCATGATCAACGGCCTGGAGCGCTACGAGAACCTCGTGCGCCGGGAGCGTCAGGGCGAGTTCATCGACAAGACCGAGTGGGATCGCGCCAAGGCTGCGGTGTCGGTCGGAACCGGGGCAATCGCCCAGGCCATCCGCGATGCCAACCTCATGGCTGGTGTCGACGCGATGCTGACCCTTGGAGAGGACGCCTCCGATCCCGAGAAGTCCGACGCTGCGATGCTCAAGTTCCTGGGCGAGAAGCTGCGCACCCTGGTGCCCAACACCATGCAGAAGATCGCCAAGACCAACGACCCGACCATCGACGACCCGACTACGTTCTGGCAGATGGTGGAGTCGAAGGTGCTCTTTGGGGGAACCCTGGGAGCCTACGAGCGCAGTGCCCCGAAGTCCTACGACTTCCTGGGGAACGTGCGGCAGACGGGCGACGAGGGTGTGATGTGGAACATCTTCTCTCTGTCCACCCCCGAGGAGCGGGCCAAGGGCATGAACGAGCAGCAGCGCGATGTGCTCCGCAAGCTCGACTACATCAGCAAGCAGACCGGGACTACCTTCGTTGCGCCCAACAAGCACCGGCTGATGGGCAACGCCGACCTTCGCAAGACCATGACGGCGGACGGCACGGAGTCCATCTACGACCGCTGGCAGCGCTACTACAAGGAGCAGCAGCCCGAGGTCGGCCTGTCGCAGATCCTCAACGCTGGCCTCCCGGTCGGCACCAAGGGCATCAACGGCCCGGTGATCCAGCAGGTGAACCGGTACATCAACTCGCTGCGTGACGCTGCCTTCTACCGCCTGATGGCCGAGGAAGCTGGCGTTCAACAAGGCGTGATCCGAAACCTGCACCGCCAAGCTGAGGTGAAAGCGGGCTTCTGGGATCAGTAACAACCACTCGTTCCATCAATAGGGGCGGCCTTCGGGTCGCCCTTTTTCTTTGTCTGGAGGAAAAGCATGGCTCTTGCACGAGTCACTTACACCCAGAGCGTCAGCGGCAATCGCAACTTCTCGGTGCCTTTCCCGTACCTGTCTCGGGACCATGTGCAGGTCACCGTGAACGGCGCCGCTGTGACGTTCTCCTGGCTGTCGGCCTCGTCCATCCAGTTGACCACGGCACCGGCCATCGGAGCCAAGGTCGAGGTTCGCCGGGTAACCGAGCGGAACTCCCTGCTGGTGGACTTCGCTGACGGCTCCACGCTCACCGAAAGCCAGCTCGATCTGGCCAGCAAGCAGAACTTCTACCTGTCCCAGGAAGCGGATGACCTGGCTGTCGAATCCAACGGTCTCGCCAAGGCTGCAACCGATACTGCCAATGCCGCTACCACCACGGCGAATGAGGCGAAGACCCTCGCCAACACCGCTGTGAGCACCGCCAACACCGCCAACTCGACCGCCAACACGGCTGACTCGAAGGCGACCTCTGCGGTGAACACTGCGACCAACGCCAACAACACCGCCAACCAAGCCCTGAGCAAAGCGAACAACGCCGAAACCGTGGCCGGTTCCGCCAACTCCAAGGCGGATAGCGCGGTGAACACGGCCAATACCGCCAGTGGCGTGGCGAACAACGCTGCCACCCTGGCGAACAACGCCAAGACCCAGGCAGAGCGCGCCGAAAGCGCCTCGATTACCGCAACCAACACGGCCAACGAAGCCCTGGCCACCTCGACGACCGCACTCCAGAACTCGGCCAACGCTTCCTATCTGGCCAACCAGTCGGAGCTGCGGGCGCAGAACGCCGAGGCCGCGGCTGAATCCGCTGCCCAGGATGCGACCACTGCGGTGCAGACCGCGAGCCAACTGGAAGTGACGGTCAATCAGGTGCTGGAGGATGTCCAGGCGATTGCCGGTGGTGACCTGTCGGACTTCGCCAAGAACTCCGAGAACCTCGCCAACCTGACCAACAAGACCGCCGCCAAGGCGAACCTGGGCCTGGATCAGGTCGACAACACCCGCGACGTGGACAAGCCGGTCAGCACCGCTACCCAGCAAGCCCTGAACGGTAAGGCGAACAGCACCCACACCCACACCATCGCCCAGGTCGGCGGCCTCCAGACCGCCCTGGACGGTAAGGCTGCGACCGGTCACACCCACGCCATCGCTGATGTGACGGGGCTGCAGTCCGCGTTGGACGGCAAAGCTGCTTCCAGCCACACCCACACCATCGCCCAGGTGACCGGCCTCCAGACGGCTCTGGATGGTAAGGCTGCATCCAGCCACACCCATACGGCAGCCCAGGTGTCCGGTCTCGGTACGGCGGCAACCAAGAACATCACGGTCTCCACGGCAGCACCTTCCGGTGGCGTCGACGGTGACGTGTGGATTCAGTACTGAGGAGGCTTCATGCCACTTAACGTGAGAGCTGGGGGCAGTTGGAGGACTGCCTCCAAGGTCTACGCCAAGGTCGCCGGGGCATGGGTCACCGCAAAGGAACTGTGGGGCTACATGAATGGTGGCTGGCGTAGCGCCTGGAAGAACGAGATCCGCTACATCAACACGTCCAACCGGACGGCTGCCAGCATCTTCGAGCTGATGGGTTCGCCCACCCAGCCCAACACCTACATCTTCGAGAACCAAGCCACGATCTCCGCTGGCACGGGCAGCTACGCCCTGCGTACCGGCGTGTTCCCCGCTGGGTCGATCCTCAAGATCGTCAACAAGGGCTACATCGTGGGCAAGGGTGGCGACGGTGGGGCCAACACAGGAGGCGCAGGAGGCGCAGGAGCGAACGCCCTGTACATCGACATGAACTGCGAACTCGACAACGGCGCTGGCTACGTCTTCGGGGGTGGCGGCGGTGGCGGCGGCTACCGGGCCTACTACAGCGGTGGCCCGCAGAACTACGACATCCGAGCAGGTGGCGGTGGTGGTGCTGGCGGTAACGGAGGCACTGGTGCTGTGAGTGCCAAGGTCGGTTCTGTGGGAACCGCAGCCATCGTGAGGAACGGGGCCACCGGAACTACTACTGCTGGAGGGCTTGGCGGTTTGGTGCGAAGCGACGGTTCCATCAACGGCACCACCATCTACGAGGAGGTGTACGGGGGCGATGGAGGTGGCCCAGGTACGGCTGGAGGCCAAGGACGCTTCGTCAGGGTTGGAGGCTCTGGCAACGCGAAGGACGTGAAGGTAGCCGGTGCTGGTGGAGCTGCCGGTGCGGCCATCGTCAAGAACGGCAAGACCTTAACCATCACTGCAGGTAACGACACGAATCGAATAAGAGGAGCCATCGTATGAATGACTTCAAGATCCTCTCGGTTGATACCGTGAGGAAAACCATGATCGTGGACTGGGGGCACGTCACCCTCAACCACGACATCCCGCTGTACATCTTGGAAAACCCAGACCTTCCCAAGGAGGTCATGCTCACGCACGTCGGCTACATGCGTCCGCCTGTCCCGGTGGACTACCAAGTACCGACCTCGCTGCTGGAGCTGGTGGAGCCGACTCAAGGGCTGACCAGTGAGGAGTTCATCGTTGAAGGTGAGGTGCTGCTGTGAAGATCACCACAACCCATCCCTACCGAACCTTCCTGATCTGCCGTGGGGCCACGACTGCCGATAGCCCGGTGGTGAACCCCAACGTCAACGTCGGTGAGTACAACCAGTTGTTCTACGGCGTCTCGGGCCTGGGCAAGGCCACCACCTCCCAAGGTGAAGTGGCACTGGCCGCTGGCGAGCTGGTCGATCTGTCCGCCTTCCAGGGGCAGGAGATCACCTATACCAGCACCACGGACATGGCTGCCTGGGTCGCCTTCAACCCGATCCTGCCCGGCACCAAGCTGATCGTCTCGATCCTCGACCAGCCCACCCAGGTGGAGCTGCTGGACGGCGAGCTGGAGACCTACATCGTGCCCATCAAGGGCAGCGTTGAGGTCAACGGCAAGACCATCGAGGAGTTCAAGTCTGGGCGTCTGCTGATCGGCAAGGAGGCCCACCTGAGCGTACCGGAAGGCTCCATCTGCTCCATCGTCAAGGTGGTTCGTGAGGTGCCTCAGTGACCGTCCGCCACGCTGCTGAGCAAGCAGCCATCGTCACCACTCCCGTGCCGGTTGGTGTCTCGGGCATGACCATGTTCGGGATCACCCTGCAGGATTGGGTGTTCATCGGCACCGCGATGCTTCTGGTGTTCCAGATCATCGTCTTCCTGCCCAAGGTACGGGACGCCATCAAGTCCCTGTTCGGAAAGGAGAAAACCTGTGACCGCACCGAAAGAGCTTCTTGAAGCCTTACATGCGGCGGTCGGTGAGAAGCTCCTGGCACGCATCCAGTCTGGAGAGGCGACTGCCTCGGATTTCGCCCAGGCCATCAAGTTCTTGAAGGACAACGGCATCGAGGCAATCCCGACTGCCGGTAACTCCCTGGAGCGCCTGTCCAACTCCCTGGCCAGCCAGCTTCCGTTCACCGATCCCAACGATCCCGCATACCACTAACCAAACCGCCTAGAAGGCCCGTAGAGCGCCTCCAGCAATCCACCAGTGCATAGGTACAGGGTGGGTTCGCTGGCGGCGCTCTAAGCGTTTCTGTGGAGCTTACAACCCATGTCTTTGCCTGAGTCTCACCCCTTGAGGGACTTCAGGAACTTCCTGTTCGTCGCGTGGGAGTTCCTGTGGAAGGCCGGGGCCATCACGGCAGCAAAGCCAGACCCCACGCCCATTCAATACGACATCGCTCACTTCCTACAGCACGGCCCTCGACGCAAGGTCATCGAGGCGTTCCGGGGAGTGGGCAAGAGCTGGATCACCTCGGCCTACGTCTGCTGGCGACTCCTGCTCGATCCCAACCTCAACTTCCTCGTGGTCTCGGCCTCGAAGGATCGCGCTGACCAGTTCTCGACGTTCACCAAGCGGCTGATCTTCGAGCTGCCCATCCTGGCCCACCTGCGGCCCAGGGACGGCCAACGCAACTCCAACATCATGTTCGACGTTGGCCCGGCTGGTATCAGCCATTCGCCCTCGGTGAAGTCCGTGGGTATCACCGGCCAGCTCACTGGTAGCCGTGCCGACGAGATCATCGCGGACGACGTGGAGTCGCTGAACAACTCGCTCACCCAGGTGATGCGCGACCAGCTCTCCGAGCGGATCAAGGAGTTCGACGCGATCATCAAGCCCGGTGGTCGCATCACATTCCTGGGCACGCCTCAGACCGAGATGTCGATCTACAACCAGCTCACCGAGCGTGGCTACCAGATCCGCGTATGGCCAGCTCGCATCCCAGAAGACCCCGACAAGTACCAGGGCCGTCTGGCTCCCTACATCATGGACATGATCGCCCGTGGTGCTAAGACCAGGGAGACCACCGATCCCAAGCGGTTCAGCTCGGAGGACTTGCTGGAGCGTGAAGCCTCCTACGGTCGATCCGGCTTCGCCCTGCAGTTCATGCTGGACACCAGCCTGAGCGACCAAGAGAAGTACCCGCTGCGGCTGCAAGACCTGATCGTCATGCCCCTGGATACCCGCATGGCCCCCGTGAAGGTGGTCTGGTCGTCTGGCCCGGAGTACGTCCTGAACGATGTCCCGTGTGTGGGCATGGGTGGTGATCGGTTCTACCGGCCCATGTGGACTGCCCAGGACATGGCCGAGTACACCGGCTCGGTGATGTTCATCGACCCGTCTGGTCGCGGTAAGGACGAGACCTCCTACGCGGTCGTGAAGATGCTCCACGGGTGGCTCTACTTGGTCGACTGCGGGGGCTTCACCGGGGGCTACAACGACGAGACCCTCAAGAGCCTGTGCCTCGTGGCAGCCAAGCACTCGGTCAATCTGGTGCTGATCGAACCCAACTTCGGTGATGGTATGTTCCTCGAACTCCTCAAGCCCTGGATGACTCGGTTCCACCCGGTCACCCTGGAGGAAGCCCCAAGGGCATCCATGCAGAAGGAGAAGCGGATCATCGACGTACTGGAGCCGGTGATGAACCAGCACCGTCTGGTGATCGACAAGGCGCTCGTGAAGAAGGACTACGACTCAGCTCCTGATCCCAAGTACAGCCTGTTCTACCAGCTCACCCGGATCACCAAGGACAAGGGTGCATTGATCCACGATGACCGCCTGGATGCGCTTGCGGGGGCCGTTACGTACTGGGTAGAGCAGATGGGTAGGGATACCGAGAAGGCCGCTCAGAGCCACCGGGAGAGGCTCCTAGACGCTGAACTGCAGAAGTTCGCGCGCAGCGTCCTGGGCTATTCGCCCCAGTCCTCGACTTGGATGGGTTTCTGATCCAAATGGTAGGATGGCCAGCTAACACTGGCTGTCCTACTGGAGGGACGCATGGACATGTTCGAGGTGCTAGGACGCATCAAGGATGGGGAACTCACATCAACGCGAGGGATGGATGTTGATGATGAGTGCAGCTTGAGAAACCTCATGCACGACGGCTATCTCACCGGCATGAAGACGGGTAAAGGCTATGTCGCATTGAAGCTGACAGAGAAAGGCGAACAAGCCGTCGCTTTCGGTAGAACACCCATCTCCGAGTTCCTCCCCAAGAAGACCCCTTGGTGGAAGCATCCAGCTCTCCGCTGGGTCGGCGGCATCGCTACCGCTCTGCTAATCGCATTCCTGATCAAGGTCTTCGGACTGGACTGACAAGATCGCTGCAAGATCGAAGACGTTCAATTACCACACAGTTCTGGAGGAAAGGGGAAAACAAACAGATTACTTATAGAGATAGACACTAGATCCTCTGTCAGTCGTCTGCTGCTTTCCCTCTCCTGACCACCATCATCATCATCCATCCTTCCCATCACTGACATCAGGGCTTCCCCCTCTGTCAGCCGTATGCTGCCCCCAGCCAGGAGCCAAACTTTGCATGGTGTCATTCCTGAATGTGGGTATTGCCTCCTTCAACACACGATCATCCCTTCCCAAGCCTTTGTAGTCCTGCAGGTACTCCGAGAGCTTCTTCCTGCAGAACTCCCTCGCTCCGTCAGTACCCAGCTCATACACCAACACCTCAAGCGCTGTAGATGCCAGATCAGCAGCCGAGTGGTTGTGCATGATGTACGGCTTTCCGTCAGTCCTTATGGCCAGCATCGAGCGAACGTAGGTGTAGGTCTTCTTGGGTGGCATGAGGGGCACCTCCAGGGTAACTCCTGGGCAGGATACCACTGGATGGACGTACAGTGCAGCTTGAAGGCGACCGGCTGTTTTTTGCGAAAAATGCGAGACGGTATAACGCCGAGCCTGGACCCTGAGTTCCCCCCGTGGGGGTGGGCACCTGGGCTGCGAATCGAGGGGGCACCGGGGGGCATCTGGGGCTGATCCTGGGGGCTGGCGACACAAGGCACGACACAAGATGCCCGCAAAGCCGCGCCGTTGCTGGGCTTGCGAGAGATTAGGAATCCGTAGGGCTGCTACCTGGGCGCGCTACCTGGGCGAATAATGGGCAATCCTGGGCGTTATTCCTGGCTGGCCTGGGGCTTTGCCTTGCGCTTTTTCTTGTGTGGTCTTGTGGTGTGGTGTCTTATTTTTTTCCTTCGACCACAATATCTAGTGGTTCACCTGCAGTCACACCACAAGATCCAGCGTTATGCCTACCTTCCCGCAAAAGACTTGACATCCTATCCACCAGCGCATATGATGCGCAGCCATGGAGGGTCGCCAAGCGGCCTACCAGATCAAGCCAGCCAGTCACCGACAGTCAAGGATAAAGACGTTAAAACCCGCGTGGTGACTGGGTTCGCAAAGCCGAACGAGTGGCGCAGCCCGTAGGGTCAAGCCCACAAGTAGAGCCAAGCCGGAATGATCCAAAAGCCGCTTGACAAACTATCCACCAGCGCATAAGATGCGCAGCCAAGAGGGAAGCGAAAGCCAACCTCACCGGCCACTAGGCCAACCGCTCTTTAACAATCTGGATGATGGTGCCCGTAGGTAACACAAACGGCAAGGAATGCCGGTAATCCCCAAGGATGGTGGATGCCTCAAGACGCACTCGCAGTCTCACTGGGGGCTTCCCAGGATGAGTGCGCCTTGAAGTATCCACCCGCGTGATGGATGCGACAGTGCAAAGCCCAACAACTGGAGAATTACAGATGGCTATTCGCATCAGTGTTACTTCAAAACTGGATGGCATCCGCTCTTGGTCTCTGGAGGCCATCGCTACCTGCCCAGGCTCTGTTGGGGCGGACGGTGAACTGGTTCCCGCTTGCCAAGGCTGCTATGCCACCACTGGCAACTACCGCTTCCCCAACGTCAAGGCGCCTCGTCAAGAGAACCGCCAAGACTGGAAGCGCGCCGAGTGGGTAGACGATATGGTCAAGGAACTGGACAGCGACCGCTATTTCCGGTGGTTCGACTCTGGTGACCTGTACGACCTGCGCCTTGCTCACAAGGTCTATCAGGTAATGGCTCGCACTCCCTGGTGCCAGCACTGGCTGCCGACTCGGATGCACAAGTTCGAGAAGTTCGCCCAGGTGCTGCGCATGATGGAGCAACTGCCGAACGTGGTAGTGCGCCGCTCAAGCGACAACGTCGACGGAACCTTCGAGGCTGGCGTACATGGCTCGACTATCGTGCCCAGCGCTGCCCAGGCGCCCCAAGGCGTCAAGGTCTGCCAAGCCTATGAGAACGACGGCAAGTGCTCCGGTTGCCGGGCTTGCTGGGATAAGTCGGTCTCGGTTGTCGGCTACGTCGCCCACGGCAAGAAAATGGCCTCAGTCCTAAAACGCGAAGGGCTGATTGCTGTCGGCTGAAACAATCCACCAGCGCAAGAGTTGCGACCATGAAAACCATCGTGATCTACGCAGGGCTGACCGCTTGGGCGGCCCTGGCACTACTGAACCAAGCCACCGCAGCCCTTGGGCTGTGAGTGGTTTCACTCAAGGCCATCCGCTGGGGTGGCTTTCAGTGAACCCACAAGAGGCTATCGCCATGACCAAAGACGACATCATCGAGAACTGCCGCCAGTCCATCGCTCTGTACGAGGAGCTGGCCAGCCTTCACCGGGGCAAGTGGTGCCTCGTGGATGGCCTGGGCCGTGTGGTCTGGAAGCTGGAGGAGCGCTACGTCGGGGCGCAACTGAACCCGCACACGCTCCGACCCATTGTCATGTCCACGTCGGTCATTGCCGACCGCCTGGACGAACTGGAATGGGTGCTGGCTGACCGGCTCGCGGATCTTCCCTACGTCCTGCTGGACTCCGTTCGCCCGACCCGCGTGGACATGCTGTTCCGCCAGCGTGCCCAGGAGACCCAGGACTCGCTCGACTACCTGCAATCGCTCATTGCTGAGCAGTAGTGGCTTCATCCAAGGCCATCCACTGGGTGGCCTTCAGTGAACCCACTGAACCCCATGAGGGCAACAACCATGAAAGCGTTCAAGCACTGGGGCCGCGAACTGGCCCGCGACCATCGCTACCGGAAAGCCATGCGCCGCTCCAAGGAATGGGGCGACTTCGACGACATGGGCAACGAGCGCATCGAGCGCGCCTATCACGCCCAGCGGCTGGCCAAGCGCGGCCTGTTGTACTGCTGAGGTGTGCCATGGACGTATTCGACCACATCGAGACCGAGGCCCGGCGTCACTGGGCCAGCCAAACCGATGCCTTCGTGATCGACACCGACTGTCTGCGCCAGCGCCTGGAGCGTGCCTACAACGAGGGCGCGCTGAGCTGGAGCGAGTTCCTGTACCTCGACCGGCTGATCGAGAAGGCCGAGCTGGCGGGGCTGCACTGATGGCCCGCTTTCAACGAACCATCGACATCTGGTCACTGGAACCCGAGCAGATCGCCCGGCTCCAGCCCGGCCAGTGGGTCACCGCAGGAGGCGCCAGGGGCGTGTTCTGTGGTGTCCGTGACAGCGGAACCGTGGTGGTCATGTGGCAGGACAACGCCCGAGGCCACGACTACCGGAGCTACCGCAAGACCCTCATGGATTACGGGAGGAAGCAATGTCTGCCGCTCTCCAGCTCGACCAGCAGATGCCCCTTGAAGGCTGCTTGCTGACCGCTCTCGTGACTGCCCGATGGTTCCACCGCCAGGGCATTCGCACTGGACTCACCCGAGTTCGCAAAGGCCACTGGGTTGTGACGCCCAGGGCTTGAATTACCCCCACTACTAGGAGAAATGACCTATGAACGACGCACTGAAAAAACTGGCCCTGGTCGCTCACGCCGCACTGGTCGCTAAGACTGTCGAGAAGGCTGTCACCTGCGATGCCCTGGATGACGTAGAGATCGGCCAGACCTTCACCTTCAACGCTGTGAACCGCACCAAGACAGGTCGCCTCATGGTCGAGGGCATCGTGGAGCAGTTCTGCCACATGGACTTGGCCAAGCTGATGCAGCACGGCCCGTTCACTGTGGTGGCCACCTACAAGGGTGCGCTGACCGATGTTGTCTGCCAGGACGTGAGCGGCGAGCACTTCATGCTGCCGAGCGGACTGTTCACCCTGTTGAAGCGCTTCGAGAAAGGCGACATGCCGCCCGAGCTGCCCTTCGACATCGACGCCGAGGAGCTGGCACCGGCTGCGTGATTCTATTGATCTAGGTCAATGAAATGGCACTTTGGTAGCAGAGTGCCATTGAAAGAAAGACTTCCAGTCTCAATCATTTTGTGCGCGCTTTTCTGTACAAAACGAGGTGACTGTACAAGATACTGAAGCATGAACTTAGACGTATGTTGGCGCAGAAAACTGACGATTTTGTTGCGAAAGGTCACGAAATCATCAGGTATGCCTCACCGAGCAACCCCTCGAAGATAAAACTCGGGGGGCACCGGAAGGTGTACAACCTCAAAGAGCTGGCATGGCGTGACGAGCTACAACGGATGCAGAAGGAGGCAGCACAGAATGAACGCAGCCATTGACAAACTGATCGAGTCCTCGAACGGACGCTTCCTGACCATCAAGTTCCTCAAGGACAACGGCGAAGTCCGCACCTTGAATGGTCGTGTCGGTGTCCGCTGGGGCAACGTCCCGAGCAGCTACCGGCGAGACTCGAAGCACCGCAAGTTCTACCTGATCTACGTCCCACACAAGGGCTACCGCCGAGTCAACGCTGACGCCGTGCTGGAGGTAACGCTGGACGGTGTCACGGTGAAGAACAACGCGGTGCCTCCAGAGATCGCAGCATGATCTCTCGGGAGGATGCCCTGGATCTGGGGGTTATAGCGATCCTGATAGGCATCACCGTGTTTTTCGTGAGCATCACTTAGGAGTAAAGCGGTCTGGCCTCGCTTGTCGTCGAAGCGTGCCAGGGCGAACGGAACTCGCAGGGCAAGACGTACTAGAGAGGCAGACGCCCGAAGTCTGCTAGGTGCATAAGCAACAAGGGTTATACGAGAAGATGTACATCAGTTTTTGCTCTCCCCGGATTTTCGGAAAGCGGTGCTTTTTTGAGTTCGATAGCAATTCACGTCCGCATCAGATGCTAGACTGGATCGTCGAACCGAATGATGTTTTACTGTGGGTGTGGCGGTTCCACATCGTCATATCCAAAGAAACTAGGAGGTAACAAACCATGGCTCTGACAGCTCTCGCAGTGATCGAGGAAGTACTCAAGCGTTTCCGCGACTTCGATCAGGAGATGCAGATGCAGACTGCCCAGACATTCATCGCGGTCGCTATGCAGCCCGGCATCACTATGAAGGAGCTATCGGAGAAGGTTGGCATTTCTCAAGCGTCCTGCAGCCGCAACGTCTCGGCCCTGTCCCGAGTCCACCGGCTGAACAAGCCAGGAATGGATCTGGTTGTGGCTGCAGAAGACCCGATGGAACGCCGCCGCAAGGTAGTCAAGCTGACCCCGAAAGGACAGCGCCTTGCCGAGTCACTGACCCAACTGATCGAGGAGAAGTAACAGAGGTTGGTGCTCGGAGCGGGACTCGAACCCGCAAGACCGTAGGTCGGAGCATTTTAAGTGCTCTGTGTCTACCAATTTCACCATCCGAGCGAGGAGATACCCATGCCGGTAAAGCCAAGAGGTCGTGGCTTTGAGGCCACAGTCAACCACCAAGGAGGAAAGTACCGGAGGCAATTCGCAACCCAGGTCGAAGCCGAAGCCTGGGAGAAGGCAACCAAAGCCGCCCTCATGAGGGGCGAGATGGTAGCAGAAACAAGCGGCTCAGCCAATGGAAACCCGAGCAGTCTCAAGGAGTTGGCAGACCTGACCTACAAACGATTCTGGCAAGGGCGCCCTGGAGGAGAGACAGCCCTGCGCAACGCCAAGCAATGCCTCGCCATCCTCGGTGAGGGTGTAACCCCAGGCTCAGTTACGGAGCAGCGCATCGACGACATGGTGTTCGCATTCGAGCAGCAGGGTCTGTTCGACAGCACCATCAACCGGAAGCTCTCCGCTCTGTCCAAGATGCTGACCTTCGCCTATGAGCGAGGCTACATCCCCCGCAAACCCAAGATCGAACGCAAGAAAGAACCCCAGAACCGCATCAGGTACTTCGACGAGGTCGAGGAGCAGATGCTGCTGGATACCTTCAACCACTTCGGGCTTCACGACATGGCCGACTTCTGCATCGTGGCCATCGACACCGGGATGCGGGTCGGTGAGATCATGCGGATCGAGGATCGTGACGTAGCCAATGGGCTGGTCTCCGTGTGGCGCACGAAGAACGGCAAGGCCCGATCCATCCCGATGACCAAGCGCGTGGCTGAGGTACTGGAGCGCCGCTTCAAGGATGAGCGTCGTCGGCAGAACACCATCGGCAACGTGAAGGCGTTCGAGGGTTGGAACCACAGCAAGATCAGAACGCTGTGGGAGAAAGCCCGCCGCCACATGAAGATGATGGGCGACCCGCAGTTCGTCCCGCACGTCATGCGGCACACCTTCTGCTCCCGGCTGGTTCAGCGTGGAGTGGACATCGTGACGGTCTCGAAGCTGGCCGGTCACAGCTCCATCATAGTCACCATGCGGTACGCTCACCTCGCTCCCGATAGTCTGGCCCATGCCATTCGGAAGCTGGAAGAACCCGCAAAAGATGATAATCTCCAAGCTCGACACACGACACAAGTTGTGTCGCGGTAG